AGGAAATAAAAATAACCTCATAGACACGCCTGGGGGTAACCTTGGCGCCGACATTTCACACCAAACGAAAGTTGATGTGAAGCCCGGAAAAGTTCGGCGGAGTAGTGAACCGTCAACTCGGACCGGGAAGCGTTCTTCTCTGATAGCTGCTTCTTTGATTGAATCTAACCAAAAACTATCTGGAGAAGTTGACGCCCTGAAAGAAATGTTGGTAGATACTAAGGAAGATTTCGATTCTGCAGAAAACGACTGGATTGACCAACTAGATTCTCATGGGTTTTACTATGAGGAAGCTGGATGGTTCACTCGGTCTCGTACTTCATTAGTCATGAAAAGTAAAATCTCAATGCCAAAATGCGATAATCGCAATGATTTCTGCCAGAACAGTGACGTTAAGCATGTTGATCCATTATTGTATCATATGGATTTGGTCAAAGAAACTAGAATCAAAGGTTTGGGGGTCATGATTTCTTCTCTGACCGTTCCTATGGTGGTTTCATTACAATTGGCGTTCCAAGTGCTGAGTTTGATAAATTATACAGACGATAAGCAATTGTTGGAGACTCGTTTGAATATCGCGATTGCTCGAGTTGTGTCAATAAACATAGATAGGCAGTATACGCAGCAGGTTCAACTTGACACACTCGATTATTGTAAGCATTATGTGGAAATGATGCGGATTAGGCAAGAAATTAAAAATGGGAGACAAAATTTTATGGTCGCCCAAGGACTCTTCCCTTATGTAAATATGGATATAGGGAAAACGAGATTGAACTCCCCGGAATTGAATCGAATTCAACAGTGGAGCTTAAAAGAGTCGATGATACAATGGACGCTGAAAGGCGCCATGTGCGTGTCAGCTTGGGCTGCCATGTTATTGGTTTTTCCAACCCTGCGGCAGATCAAACACACACAAAAACTTTGTTGTGTGGTGTTAAAAAAAGAGTCGCTGCGGATCCTTTACCCCGTAATAAGAAAGCGCTTAATCAGTTTAGGAACTTCGTTAGGCGATGGCTTAAGGCGAATATGCCCACCAACCTTGAGAGAATGGAGTTCGAAGATTGGTTGGAGCACACAAATTACTCACATTCGAGAAAAGATGAACTCAGGCGGGTCAAACTTAGGACTCAACAACCTGGGCACAAAATCGATACCAGGGTTAAGCTCTTTGTCAAAGATGAGCCGTATGATAAGTACAAACATGCTCGCGGCATTTACGCGAGGTGCGATGAATTTAAAGTCATATTTGGCCCGTGGGTTAAGCCTGTGGAGACAGAAATGTATAGAATACCATCTTTTATTAAACATGTACCCGTCTCTGATCGGGGGGATTATATTCTCCGTAAACTGGATCGGGATGGCGGTGTGTTCTTGGCAACAGATTACACTGCCTTTGAGTCACATTTTGATACAGAATTTAATAGTGTTTGTGATGCCTTACTTTTTAGGCATGTATTTTCTGGATCAAGACACAAAAAACAACTCCGATGGTGTTTAAAGGTATTGAATGGGAGTAATAGGATAGAAAGTAAGTACGTTTCTCTCAGAATAAAAGCAAAACGTATGTCCGGTGAAATGAACACCTCGTTATCAAACGGATTTGCCAACTACATGATGTTCCTTTACGTGACAAGAAATTGTAAGTATAGTGATTGTGTAGTGGAAGGCGATGACTGTTTGGGTGTTGTTAGTGGTGAATTTCCATCAGAGAAAGATTATAATGAGTTGGGCTTTAGGATAAAATTAGAGAAACATCTGGACATAACGACTGCGTCGTTTTGCGGAATGATATTTGAGAGAGATAGTCGTCAATTAGTAAGAGAACCTCTCAAAACGTTATTAAATTTTGGTTGGACCAATGTGCGGTACACACATTGTAAACAAAAGAATTTGTTGGGATTGGCAAAATCAAAGGCCATGTCCATCGTATGCGAGACACCACATTGCCCAATTGTAGGCGCGTTCGCACAGCGGATGTTGACACTGCTGAGCAATGTCAAATACAAATTAGACGACAGTACTCCATATTGGAATAATATATGGAAATTGAGAGAGTTCGAAAATTGTGGTTTTGCACCAACACTCAAGACACGGGTGTTGTTTCACCAGTTATACGGATTTACTGTTGACGAGCAATTGTTGATTGAGAAACAAATAGCGGCTATGGACTATGGTCCAATTGCCATTCCTGATTTATGGGTCAGGTTTTCAGGTGTCTCTTTTTCGTATAACAACATTTATGTGAGGCCCCTTGAGACACACAAATTAGTTCAGTTAGGGGCACAGTTTATGACTAAGAATAAACGAAACATAAAAAGAACAAAAACTACTAAAAGACAACAAAATCGCATGAATGCGAATGTTGGTCAGATTGGGAAACAGATGGCAAGTAATCAACCGAATAGAACCACGAATTTACCGAAAACTAGGACAGGGTTTAAAGACCTGGCTAGCTTAGGTAGTTTGTTGGGAGCCAGTGTTGGCTCAGCTTATGGGCCAGGTGGTGCCGCTTTGGGAGGCGCCTTGGGCGGCATAGGTGGTGGGTTGATCGGCAAAATCTTTGGACGGGGGGATTATGATGTGAAATTTAACACATTAGTTAGGGCGTCCCCAGTGCCAGAATTTCCCAATGCTAATTGCATCAGGTTTAAGCATCGAGAATACGTACAGGACATAAGTGGTTCTGTGGGGTTTGTGAATACAGCATTCCCTATAAATCCGGGTTTATCTACTTCTTACCCGTTATTATCCGCAATATCAAGTTGTTTTCAACAATATTGTATAGTAGGCCAAATATATGAGTTTGTCTCCACCTCAGCGAATGCTTTAAATAGCACGAACACAGCTTTAGGCACTGTGATAATGGCCACAGATTATGATTCTTTGGATATTTCTTTTCCAAGTAAACAAGCCATGATGGCAACTATGTTTTCGAATGCGGGCAAACCCAGTGAATCCATGCTTCACGCAATAGAATGCAGCCCAAATGCTACACCGGTCAACTTATTGTATACACGATCGGGGGCTGTCCCAACGGGTGGTGACCAAAGATTGTATGATTTGGGGCAATTTCAGATCGCCACTCAAGGAATGCAGGCAGTCGCCAATATAGGTGAATTATGGGTAACATATGATATTATCTTATGTAAACCTGTATTGTCTACAATTACATCAAGCCCGTTGACTGATGCGTATTACTCAGCTCACGCGTTTAGCTCTACGTGGTTGAGTAATATGGTGTTAAACCCAGGTCCAAATCAAATAGGTACCACTGTTAGTGGCAATGTGATAACTTTCCCTAGTGACGTGGTGTTGGGCAACTATATAGTCCTGCTAACTGCTTATGGATCTAACACATATACTGCCCCGACCATAACCCCTGTTGGTGCCACCATCCTTACCTATTTGAATGGTTCCACCAACAATTCATTGTTCACGAGTACGTCGACAGCCAATTATGCAGCATTGGTGTTTGTGAACGTTACAGCGGCGAACGCAACTTTGACTTTTACTGGAACTGTACCGACCTTGATTGTTCCAGCGGACTTGCTAATTTTGAAAGCATCGTCTGTGTTTTGAGGTTAGGCCGCGTGAAAACGCCGCCAGTCGTAGTGACTTTAAAAACTCCTCTAGTCTCTTTGGGCTAGATTAGTTCCTTGTAGTTGAACGGAACTACTACACTCTGTGCCGCATTGAGTATACATGTGGTGGTCGACCTTGTCGCGACCTGAAATAAAAGGGCACGTTCGTATTGATCGTTAATAAATGCCCTAGATAGCAC